TATGAAAATTTTAGGTAAGGATGAACTTGAATTTAACGATTGGTTAAACATTACAGACGAAGCCGGTAGTTTGGTTTTAGGTGTGCCGGTTAAAACTTTATATAATGAGTTTGTAGGCAGTATAAAAGATTTGTTAGACGGCGAGTATGGAAAGTTTATAGTAAAAGTTTATGGAGCCACAGAAAGCAGGGCTGATAAGATTTTTGATTGAAGAATAAATTTAATAAATAAACAGAAAATGTCCGCAAGACAGGGTGGCGAGCCACTTTTGTATTGACGGGCATTTTTTGTTTAAAAAAACAGGAGGTTTGTTATGTCAACAAATGCAACTAAATTTAAAACACTTTATGCAAACAGCACGGCAACACCACAAGCAATTGTGAACGGAACTGAAAACAATGTTATTGTTGTTAGCGGTATGAACAGTAACGGTATTTTAAAGTTTGAGGTGTCCGTTGACGGCGGAACAACTTGGGTAGAAGATGAAAGTTTGCAGTTTGAAGCAAACGGCACCGTTACTTTGGAAAGAATAAATGCAATGATTAGAGCCAAAGACACGGGTGTAACAAACAAAGCAAATGTTAAAGCTCAATTAGGTTATTAAGTGGCTAAAACACAAGGAGGTTTTGTAAATGGGTATAGCAAAAAATAAAGGAATTGGTGTAAATAGTAGCAGTGCAGGCAGCGGCGGAAGCATTGCCGGTAAAGTTGCACTTATTGCAATGAACGAGCAACCTGCAACACCGTATAATGTTGGCAACAAATGGTTTTATAACGGAAAGATTTACACGGCAGTAAGCACAAGTGCTGCCGATGATGGTGTTGTGCCGGATTATAATACCGTGTATTTATATGACGGACAAAATTATTTTTGGGACGGGACAACTTTACAAGTGAGCGACGAAAGTAATTTGGTGCATAAAGACGGCACAGAAACTATTACCGGCGATAAAGATTTTACCGGAAAAACAGAAGCAAACACCCCAAACACTGACGATATTAGCAGGAAAGTAGCAACAACAGAGTTTGTTTATAGACATAGCTTAAAAAGCCACGAGGAATTAGGTGTAAGTTTTAACGGCTCAAGTGCAACCGGGACAAGAATTTTAGGAGCAACAACCTTGAATTTTGCAATAAGCACTGATGCTGCCGCCGGGACTGACGATTTTAAAGAACACGAGGTATTTCAAAGTTATGATGTTTTGGTTAAATACAATTCTGTTAGTGCTAAAGCTGAATTGTTTGCCGTTGAAGATACTTTTGAATTTGAAACATATAAAAATGCAGCCGGTTATGATGTGTTCCGTATGATACATATTTTTTGGTATAAACTTGAAATTGATGCCGACGGCGGAATTACAATAATTTTGTCGGCAGAGCCAAAAGACGGATATAAAGTAAGCCCTGCACATAGCCGTAACGGGCAATTGCACGAGTGGATAGGTATAGGCAAGTATGCAATTTGTGAGCCAGCCGACACCGACGACGGGCAGTTTGCTGTAAGGAGCGGATTATATCCGGACACAAATAGAAGCCAACAACAATATGAGGCACTTGTAAGAACTAAAGGGCAAAGGTTAATGGGTATAAATGAAGTTACCACTTTACAACTTTTAGGGCTTGTTAAGTATGCAAGTTTAGATTGGCAAACTAAAATAGGACAGGGTAATACCGGCGGATGGAAAGAGGCAAAAGTTAAAGTTGGACAAACTGATGCCAACAGTGTAATTATAAACAATAGCGATTGGAACAGCAATTTAAACCCTGTTATAGATTTATGTTGTATTAAAGTAAATGAACACTGGCACAAGGTTATAAGCAAAGAAACATATTCGGAAAATAGTAATTATGTTGTTTTGACTATGGAAGAAGGAGCAACAGAAACAACCGTAGCAGATACAACAACTGTATATATTGGTATGCAAATGACCGGCGGTGCTGATAGTGTGCTTGGTATTGACGGCGAAAATACCGGCAGCGGTAATATTGGAACGACAAGACGACCTATATTGACTTTAGGCATAGAGAATTTATTTGGTAATTGCGGTGCAAGGTTGGGCGGTTGTATGAACAAAGTAGCAAGCGGTGTGGCAACTTTTTATATTAACCCCGATCCGGACGGCGATTATGTTTATCCAAATGACAGTAACGATAAAGGATGGACAGCGGCAACAGCTGATTTTGGTAAAACTTCGGCAAACAATTTAAAGTTTGTTGACAGTGAAAACCTTGATTTAGATGCCTTTTTACCGAGCAATAATACCGGCGGAAAAACGGGCGATTATGCTTATTTGACCGGAACAAACGGTAGATATACGGTCTTTTTCGGCGGCACCTGTAACCGCGGCGGCAATGCCGGCGGTTTCTGCTTGGTTTGCGACTCTGCTCTTTCCTATGCCTACCGGACTTACGGTGCTCGCAGTGTTTTTATACCCTAAAAAAAGGGGTTTTAAAGGGGAAAATTATCTTTTCCCCTTTTAGAAGCAGTTAAATGTTTTTTTGAAAAATAGTAGTAAGGGACAAACAAATAAGCGGCACCTGTAACAACGGCGACAATGCCGGCGGTTTCTACTTGAATTGCAACAATGCTCTTTCCAATGCCAACCGGAATAACGGTGCTCGCAGATTTTATATTAAATTTGGGTTTTAAATTATTGTTTGTTTGTTCCGTAGCTCTTGCTAAAAATAAAGCAACGAGGGACGGGGTTAGTAAGCAGCCGAATTTACGGGCAAGTTTGAAAGCTCCGGAAGATATAAACACCGTTTTAAACGGTGCAGGTTAAAAATGAAAAGAATAGGATATTTAATTACTGAAGAAAAAATTACAACTGAATATTGTAAAAACATAATTTTAAAAGCTGCCAAAGATAAACTTAAAAGACAGTCGGTTAAAAGAGTGTTGAGCAATTTAGAATTATTTGCAAACGATTTAAAGCGGCTTGTTTTGACGGGAAGTTATAAGCCGAGCCCGTATTTGGTTTGTAATATTATAGACCAGCCCAGCGGTAAGCATAGAGTGTTACATAAACCGATATTTTATCCGGATCAATGTATGCACCATATTCTTATTGATTTGGTTTATGATAAGTTGTTAAAGCGGCTTGACCCGTATGCGATAGCTTCTATACCTAAAAGAGGAATACATTACGGATATAGAGCTATTACAAAATGGTTAAACAGAGATTATAAAGGAACAAAGTGGTGTTTAAAGTGCGATATTAAAAAGTGTTATGACAGTATTAAACCTAAATATGTTGTAGCTGCTTTTGAAAAGTTTGTTAAAGATAAAAGATATTTGGGACTGTTAAAAACCGTAGCTTTTAGTATGAATAGTTTGCCGCTTGGTAATTATACATCGGCTTGGTTTGAAAATGTTTTGTTGCTTGAGCTTGATACGGCAATAAGACAGTTTGACGGTGTAAATTATTATTTGCGGTATGTGGATGATTTTATTGTGCTTTCCGGAAATAAAAGAAAGTTACATAGATTGGTTACGGTTATAGTTGAAGTGCTTGCTAAAATTGAGTTACGATTAAAAAGTAATTGGCAAGTGTTTAGGGTTGCTGTTCGTGGTATTGATATGTTGGGCTATCGTTTCTTTTATGGTTATGTTTTGTTAAGAAAAAGAAATTTATACGGATTATACAGAGCTTTGAAAAATTATATTAAAAAGCCCTGTAGGTATTGGGCTGTAAGATTAAGTTGTAGGATGGGTAATTTGAAGTGGTGCGATAGTTTCAATTTGCAAAATTGGATTGAAAGTAAGATAGATATATTAAAATTAAGGGCTTTATGCTCCGGGAGGACAGTATGAAAACAAGAATAAATGAAGTGCCAAAGGACAATGTTTTAATTATTCAAAATGGCGGTTGGTGTATTGTTTCGCTATTTAAAAATGTTGTTGAAGTGGACGGCGGCGAAAACGGCGAAAAACAGTATGAAGCTGATATTGTTTCGTTTCCGGTTAAACAAATTACAAAAGAGCAGATTTTGGAACATTTTGATTGGTATTGGGATAAGGCAATTGCCAAAGAGCTTGAACAAGCTAAAGGTAGAAAGATTATTGAGCTTCAACAGTTGCTTGCTAAAACTGATTATGAAGCAATTAAATATGCAGAGGGTGTTATTTCGGCAGAAAGTTATAGTGCAATGGGTGCCGCAAGGGCTGCATGGCGAGCCGCTATAAACAATTTGGAACAGTGCCAAACTATAAGCGAAGTTGAAAATGTTACTTATTCGCTTGAAATTCCTAAAATAAATTAAGGTTGCCAAAGGGGCTAAAATGAGTATATCAATTGAAATTGCAATAGTAATAATAATCAACTTGGTATCAATAGGTATATGGGTAGGTAGTATAAGCAGCTTCAAAAAACATAT